GCTTCGGCACTTTGCGCCGACGCGGATAACGATATCGATTATTTGGAACGGTCATCTTTTTTCTCCACGTTCAGCGGCGGAAGCAGCTTCCGCTTTGGCATGCGCTTTATCAGCATTGCACGAGTGCCGCGCTCCCGTCCGCGCTCGACAGAAACGCGTATTCCTCGTTTCGATTTATTGCTTATTTCCACGCAATCCCCAACACATTGGCAATGTTAGACCTGATACCGCAGCACTCGTGCTTGCCGGTGGCAACAGTGAATACCCTCACCTTGCGCCCGCGCTCCGCCCAGTATTCCTCGATGCGCTTCGCAAGGACGAACGCGTCCTTGCGCGAGCACCAGTCGCGCTCGCTGCGCGCTTGCGGGACGCCCTTCATCGCAGGGCATCCACGACGCTAGGCTCAACGACCTGCGTCAGTTCGTGTTCGTGATACGGCTCCGGCCGCCGGTCGCCGATGCGCACGTAGGCAATGCGCGCCGTCGGCGTGACGCCGCTCTCAAGGGCAACTACTTGCCCGCTTTCGTTGTGTGGTGTTCGCACGACGCATCCCATCCATATCGTCATAGTTTCACCAACGTCACATGATGTTTTACGCTTCGTCTTTGCGCATCGTCACGGTGTCGTATCCCTTTGACACTGTGACCCGCTCACCATCGACAGCAACCTGCATCGGCGGTTCCTTCTGATCGAGACGCCCGATCAGCTCGTTGATCACCTTGTATTCCGGCTTCTCTTCCTTGTCCTTCGTTCCGGCAATGCCGTTCATCATGTTGATGAGCGCGACAAGCGCGCCACCGACCATCGTCATCACCGCCGTGATCGCTGACTCAGTGAGGAAATAGGACGAGCCAACACCGATCAGGACGATCAGTGTGATGTAGACGAGGCCGTAGCGCCCGATGGACTTTCCGGCTACCTCTTTCGCGCTCTCAGGCGCTGGCGACTGGCTTTGCTCCATGATCAGTCATCTCGAGCGCAGCCGCTCGGACCTCCTCGCACCGACGCTCCCAGCCCCTGCCGAAAGCGTCCCAAGTGCTTAACCCGCGAAGATAATCTAGTCTCGAATTGATTGCATCATGGATGATGCCGGTGGCGCCGGACGCCTTGGCCGCACCGATGGTGCCCGGCCCGATATGGCCGTCGGCCTTCACACCCAGAGCCTCTTGCAAGAGCTTGGCCGACCGGGACGGCCCGGAGTTCACGGCGCAGTCGAACACGACGTAGTCGAGGCCCGCAGGCAACTCCGCGCACCGGCAGACATCCCAGTACCGCTGGCGGTAGAGCGTCTCGACGTTCTCGGGCAGGAGATCGCGCATCTCCCGCTCGTCGATCTCGTCGATCTTGCGCTTGGTCCACTCGGCCCAGACGCGGCGGGTCACGCCGAGGTTCGTCATGCCGCCGGGATCACGCGGGTGGTTGCTGAACCCACCCTCGTGCTGCAGGACGCGCGCGAGGCAGGCGGCGAACCGGTCGGTCACTTGCCGCCAGCCGCGATGGTCGCATCCTTGGCGCGGCTGCCAGCGCTGCTGCCGAAGTAGTACGCGATCACTTGCTCGGCCTTGGCGCTGACGAACCCGATGATCGTGCCCACGGTTGTGGACATGATCGGGTCTTTCAACCCCTCGACGTGGCCGCTCAGAACACCGAACACCGTGGCGAGGAACCCGGCGATGATTAGCAAAGCCAGCACGCGAGGCATCCAGTCCCGCGTCTGGACTTCGCGCTGCCGGGCGCTGTTGCGGTCGCCTGCGGCGATGCGCTCGAGGTCGATGTCGAGCTCGCGCATCCGCTTGGCGAACTCGATCTCGGCTTGCTTGATGGCGAGCAGTTGGTCCGGCGTCGCGGCCGCCACGGCGCGCGCGATGTCGGCTTCCTTCGCCTCGGCCTTGAGGCCGAGGGCGGAGACGACGGCCTGCGCAGCCATGCCACCCAGAGGACCGCCGAGGGCGGTGCCGATGGTCGGAGCAACAGCGCCGACGACGCTCTTCCAGTCGAAGCTAGCCATTGGGTGTCGTCCTCCAGTTCTGCACCGCCACCGCCGTGATGATGCCCGCCACGGTCGCGCCGACGGCGATCCCGAAGGTGCCGTCGATGAACAGGACGACGCCCGCGATCACGGCGTGGATCAAGATCTTGCCAAGCCACCAGAAGCGGCCGGTGGCTTCCTGCATGGCGCGCATAATCGGGTTCAGCTCTCGTGCGCCGCGCGCCAAGGCGCGCTCGGTCGTGATGATGTCGGCGACGCCCGCGAGCATCACCCAGGCAGCAACGATGTAGATCATGGGGCGTCTTGATCCTCCGCGAAGCGCCAGACCGGTGTCCTGCGCGCGTGCGAACGCACGTCGCGCATATGCACCGACCGGCCGGTGTCCTCGATGGCGCCGCCCGTCGCGAGGGTGCGCATCAGCGCACCCCACGCGTGCGGGCGCTTCGGTGCGGGCATGCCCGCGGCGAGCAGCGCGACGCGGATGTCCTCGCCGGTCACCTCGAGCGGCAACATGCCGTTCGAGCGCAACCATCGGATCCCATCGCGCGCATCCTCGATCCATGCGACGTGACTATCTGACACCTGCGCGATGCCCGCATCGCGGGCCTCGAGCGAGGCGACGAGGTCAAGCTGCGCTTGCGTCGTCATCGTCGTCCTGCTCGTTGTCCTGCGCCGGTTGCGCCTCGATCTGCCGCGGTGCCTGCGTCGCCAGCAGCAGAGCGCGCAACTGCTCGCGCTGGTCCGCGTCCAGAGCCGCGACGTCGATCACGACCTTGCGCTCATCGACCTTGATGGGCCCGCCGTCGGCGCCGGTATGCTCGACGCGCTGCGTCTCACCGCCATGGTGCCAGCCGCTCGGCGACCGCGCGCGGTTGCGCACGCCGAGGCTGATGATCTGGCTGTTGCCGGGCTCGCCCTCAGCCGCCGCGCGGGCTCTACTTTCCCACCAAGCCAGAGCATTGGACTGCGCGTCCTGGATGACGGCCCTACTTTCCGGGTGTTCGTCCAGCCAGCGGTACAGCGTCGTGCGCCCGACGCCCGCGAGACTGGCCGCCGCCTCGAGTGAATAACCCAGTGACATCTGCGCCGCGACGGCCTCGATAGCCTGCGGCGTGTAGCTGCTCGGAAAGCCTCTCTTGCCCATGCGCAGCAAACTACTCCCAGCCGTTGTGGTTATCAACAAGCCGGAGCGCTGGATGTTGTGTTCGATGCGCTCCAAGCACTTGTGTCACGAAAAAGCCAGATGATAACGCACTTGGACGAAAGTTTTTGTGCCTTAAACCATTGATGCTAAAGAATAATCCGGAACTTTCGTCATGTGTCATTCGTCATAGCTGGGGGGGTACCATTTTTGATCCGCACGCAATCAAAAAAAGAAAGGTGCCCAGAGACGGAAGTGACGGAAGGGTGGGGTGGAGGGATAAAGGGTGTATATATGTGTGTATATGTGTGTGTTATCATACACTTAGCAGACTACCCCTCTAAAAAAACTTTCGTCCAACTTCTGACCTACTTCTGGCAAACTTTGCCGAAAGTTATGCCCTGCTGTGGAAGGGGCCCCGAACAAGGCCAAATTTGCCTCTTTGAATGACCTGTTCAAAAAAGGTAGATTAAATGCCATCGTTTAACACCAAAACAGGAGTAAATGATGACGATCTCATACCCGCGGCGTGGTCGCCCCACGCTGGCTGATCAGGTATCAGAACTATCCAGACGGCTAGACGCGCTGCAGGCGCTCCTACACCGCCATGGCGTGGACACCACGGCTGTGCAGGCCGAGCCGCGGCCCCTGATCGACGGCCCGCGTCGGGACGCCCCCGAACCCGGCATGGGGGCGACCATTATCCACCGCTGGCATATGTTGATGCAGGCGCGGAAGTGGTCCCCGGCCACGGTGGTGGCGTACGACCCCCACGCTCGCGTTGTCACTGTGCGTGCCGACGCTCTGGAGTGGGGTGCCGCGGCCGACGGCACGCAGACCGGCTGGCCCGTCCCAGACCCTCTGGGCGCGGTGTCGGCCTATCGCCACTACGGCGCGTCACAGTGGTGGGACGAGGTGGAGCCCTCTCCGGCCGCTGCGGCGGGGCGCAAGGGCGGGGCGGGGGCTGGGTGGCGGCGCAAACCCCACGGCCGCACCCTAGCCCTCGGCGAGCGCCAGTCGTCGGAGGTCGAGGAGGCAGTCGCCGAGCGCCGACCGTGGTGATCGAAGGATAACCCCTTGCGGGGTGTCATCTTGGCGTGCTACCAAAGTGGCACCCCGGTGGTTCCGGGGCCAAAGTAATGGAGATCACGATGACCTACACCACGATCATTCCCGCCGCCGACTTTCTCCGCCTCGCCACGATCCCGGCTCCCGGCACGTCGCCTGCCATCCACTGCGTGCGCATCGAGCGGGACGACTACGGCGTCGTGGGCGTCGCGACCGACGGCCACGTCCTGGCCGCGATCCGGTTCGAGGCCGACGAAGCCACCTGCACCAGGTCGGTGAGCATCCGCCTGCACAAGTCCCTGCTGCAGGCGTGCCGGGCGAAGCGCAAGGAATTGCGCTACGTGGCGGTGAGCGACGCTGGGGTCAGCGTCCTGATGACGCCCCTGTTCGATGGCGAGGCGCGCTGGCGCTCTGCCGTCGCACCCGGCGCTGGCCTGGGTCAGGTGATGGCGTTTTTCCCGGCCGATGCCGTCATCGAGACGGGGGATTACCCCCGCTGGCGCAATATCGTCTCGCAGGGCACGCCTTCCGGCACGCGTGCGACCAAACTGGGCCACGTCGCAATCGATCCCACGCTGCTGGCCAAATTCGCCGCGTTCGGCGACGGCGTGTCGTTCGACTGGAACGGCGATAGCGTGATCCGCGTGGCGGTCGACGGCGACACCCGCGTGGCGGGGCTCATCATGCCCCGTCGGGCCGGGGCCAGCGCTGACGACGTTATCGACCGCGCCGTCCACGTATTCGGCGCGACCGCTGGCAAGGTCGCGGCGGCGGCATAGGGGGGGTGCAGGGGAGGGGCTTGCGCCCCTCTCTAGTAGGTGCCATAGTGGCATCACCAGCCCGGTTGGGCTGCCCATGGATGGAGATCACGATGACCAACAAGCTGCTCTACACCGCCTACTACGCCGCCCATGCCGGTGACCGCATCCACCTGCGCTCCTCGGCCCGCTCGCACTACGTGACGGCGTCGCCATCGGCCAACTACGGTGGCACGGTGGTATTCCACCGCGACGACCGCGGCCCGTTCCGCGTGCAGCGGATCACGCGCGAGCAGTATCGCGAGTTGCACGGGATCGCGGCTAGCCGCTACGCGGAGAGCGCGAGCGGTACGGCAGGGTTCCCGATGTCGCCAGCCTGCAACTGGGTCGCGGCCACCCCCGAAGTGCTGGCCCTGCTGGCGCGGGAGGTGGCGTGATGCGCCGCCTCCAACGCAACCTCGCTCAGATGTTCTCGCCGCGCCCGCGCCGCGCTGCCGCCCTCAGCCGCGTCGAGCGCATCTACCGGGCTGAGGCCCTGTCTCTGGCCGGGGAGATCGGCGCGGAGATCGAGCCCCTGCCCGGTGGCGGCCGGAACGTCTGGCCGCCGCCGGGGATCTCGCACGACCCCTACGATGGCGACCACTACACCCACGACTGGGCCGAGACCCTCGACCGGCTGCGGGCCTACCGACCCACCGGCCGCTGATGAAAAAAGAGGGGGCTTGCGCGCCCCTCGATAGGTGCCATAGTGGCACTACCGGCTCATGTCGAGCTGGCCCACGGATGGAGATCACGATGACGACCCTGAACACCAGCGACGATTTAAACGACGACCTCGACGACCTGATCGGCACGCCTGTGACGCGTCCAGTTGCCGCTGCTCAGGTTCCTGCGCAGGCCCCGGTGGCCGCTGGCGGCACGCATTTCGAGGCCTGCCACAAGTGCCGCGGCACCGGCCGCTTTGGCCACTACGGCGTCTGCTACGCCTGCCAGGGCCGTGGCGGCAAGACGTTCAAGACGCCGTCCGCCGTGCGCGCCGCGCGCCGCGCCAAGGCGGCCGACCGTCGTGACGCCCAGCGCGTCGCCGACGGCGATGCGGCTGAAGCCGCCCTGCAGGCGTCAGACCCGGCAGCGCTGGCCTGGATCAGGGCCGCCGCCGGTCGCGGGAACGAATTCGGCCAATCCCTGCTCTCCTCCCTGCGCGGCTACGGCTCGCTCACGGAGCGCCAGTTGGCGGCCGTGCAAAAGATCGTGGCGCAGGACGCCGAGCGTGCTGCCGCCCGTGCGGCCGACGCCCAGGCCCCTTCCGCCCGCCCTGCGGCGCTGCCCATGCCGCGCACGCTGGACGCCGTGGCGCGCTTCGCCCGCGTGACGGTGGGCGACGTGAGCATCGCGAAGAAGAACGACGAAGAGCTGTGGTGGCTCAAGTCGGGCGACACTCTGGTGGGCCGCCTGACGGCCGAGGGCGCCGTGCTGTTCGGCAAGCGCATCCGCGACGCCGGTCTGGCGTCCACCGCGATCCAGGCGGCTCTGGAGGCCCTGGAGGCCGATCCTATCGCCGCGATCAAGGCCCATGGGCTCGCCACCGGCTCCTGCGGCTGCTGCGGTCGCGAACTGACTGACCCCACCTCGATTGCACTCGGGATCGGCCCGATCTGCGCCGGCAAGCTGGGGCTGTAGGAGGTCACATGAGCCACAAGTTTCGCATCGGCGAGCGCGTGATCTGGCGGGGAGCGTGGGGGCAGGAGCCCCCACGCGAGGCCCTCGTGATCGGCAGGGGTCATCGCGACGGCGAGATGGTCTACGACCTTGCCTCAGGCCACTGGGCCTACGAGCGACAGCTCTCCCGGCTACCGGCGGAGGTGGTCGCCACGAATGAGTTCAGGCGCACGCTGGAGGCTGTGACGACGCCGCTTCTAGAACTGCACCCTGCCAGCAACGTGATCCCGTTTGCCCGGAGGCGCTCATGATCGGCCGGTTTTTCGCACTCACGTTTATCGCCGCCAGCGCGACGGTGACCGCCATGCACCTGCCCGTTGCACCGGCGGCAGGCGTAGACGACCTGATCGTCGAAGTGCGCTACGCACCCACCGACGAGATGTCGGCGCGCATGGTGATCCCTGTCGGCGCGAGCGACTACGGTTGCCTTGTGCAGGCCGTGTTTTTCGACGCGGGCATTGACACCGATGCCGCACAGCACGGTGTGGCGCACGTCGTGTTGAACCGTGTGCGCGACGGCCGGTGGCCAGCGACGGCGTGCGGTGTTGTGTGGCAACCGCGGCAATTCACATGGACGCGCGACGGCAAGCCGGACCTCGTGCCGATCTCGACGACCAATGGTCGGCGCGCGCTCGCCGCTGTTGACCGCGTGCTAGACGGCGCACCGGACCCGACGCATGGAGCAACCTGCTATGTGCGCGCCGATGCAGTGCCCCGCATCGCGTGGACCGCGAGCGCAACTCCGACCGTGAAACTCGGCGAGCATCAATTCTACCGTTGTTGACGAGCGTAGTGCCGCGTATCAATTCCAATCCAATCCAATGAGGATCACATGACGATGAGCGAGAAAGACGGGAACCTGAAACGCTGGGTCTTGGAGGCCGCTGGCGGGGAGGAAATTGAGGCGGTCGTCGTCGGTTGGAGTGAGTGGAGCGACGGCGGCGTAGACCCCGGACCGCTGGCAAACAAGGTGGCGAAGTGGTCAGAGGTCGAGGCGTTGCTCGATTTCGACTTCTACTCCGGCTACGGCGGCGCTCAGTGCAACGCGATTAACGCGATTTACGCTTGGACCAAATCCTGGGTAATCGCCGTTTCGGAGTACGACGGCGCGACCGGAATTAGCAAGCTGCCGCGCAACCCAATGGCGTGCGAGCCCTCGTACCACTAGCCCCCACAGACCCAGGAGAACGGACGATGAGCATCACCGTAGGAATGCAGACCATTGAAATGCCGCGCTTCCAAATCGGCCAGCGAGTGAGCGTTCACCCGCACCACCCCAAGGCCGCGGACTTCCCTGGGGAGCACATCATCGTCGGGGTTGTCTTGCAGGACGTTAGGAAGGGCGCCCCGCCGTGGTGGGACTACTCGATTTCGACCGCCCCTGAGTTGCGCCGGAGGGAAACACCCTGCGAAGGGTGGGCAGAAGATGACCTTCTGGTGATCGCATGACGCAGGCACCGGAACCCGATAGCCGACAAGGGGAGGAGACTGCGGCGCGGGAGAGCGTCGCTGTGCGTACGCTGCAAGACCTCGGCGTTGCCCTACGGACTGAGCACGACACCGGCTGTGCAACCATCGTGCCGACCGTGCGTCACGCCATCGCCCTGATTGATGCCGCTCTCGCTGCACCTTCCCCCGCCGAGGAGACTGCGGACTTGCTGGCGGCGGCGGAGGCTGTGATCGACCGCTGGGACACGCCGCTATGGAAAGACGTGCCGCCAACCGCCGACTGCATCAACCGACTGCGCGCCGCCGTTGTTGCGGCCAAAGCAGCATCCCCCGCCGTACCAGCTACCCAGGGGGCGGACGCGGCGGAGAAAAGGGCCGATGCCTACAAGGTCGTAGCGGAGCGCGCGATCAACATCGTTGAGGTGGATGGCGCAGGGCAAACAAACCCCGTCTCCCGAGAGTCGTATCGCAGGACGGTTGCTGAAATGAGAGCAGCCCTCTCCCCCACAGACGAGACGGGCCGCGCAGCTACCCAGGGGGCGGCGCTGACCAAGGGGGAGGAAAGCTTAATGCCATTGTCACAGTGTAAGACAACGCCGTGCAGGAAATGCGATTGTGTAAAAGACAAGTCCAACGGGGGGCCTTATGACGACGCAGAAGACATCGGGTGTTAGTCACCACAACACCCAGTCTCGACGCAGCGCGCAAGCGCTACGTCGCGGCAGGGCCCGGCCTGGCTGTGCGGGGGCGACGCATGGCGCGGCGTGGCAATGCGATGCAATCCAATCCAAGGACTTCTTTTCAATTTGATGGAGGATTAGATGTTGGAATTAAACACACGCGTGACGGTTTACTACGCGCAGGACAAGAGGCTCCACGCGACCACTGGTAAGATTATTGGCCGGTCGTTTTCTGGTGCGCCACTGTATGACGTGCTGCTCGAACACGGCGCGGTGTTGCGCAGCATGACGCCGGACAATCTTGAGCTGATCGAAGCGGGCGGCGAAAAGATTTGCGAAACCTGTCACGGCAACCACTACGTGACGTTGGGAGATGGAAAGACCAAAATGTGTGAGGCGTGTTATGTCGATTGAACCACAGTCGTTGTTTCACCTGTCTCGGCCGATGACATCTGCCGAGATGCGGATGATCCGCGACCGATGCGGACTGACCGGTGGCGCGCTCGCGATCATGCTGCGCATCGGCGAGCGCACTGTGCGCCGCTGGGAAATGGGGCATACTGAAATTCCCGGTCCAGCCGCAGCGCTGCTGCGGTTGATCAAGTAATGGCGAGAGTTCGCATCATCCGTGCTGGCCGCGCCCCGCGCAAAGGGCGCGGCAAGTACGGCGCCATCAAGACGACCGTTGACGGCATTACGTTCGACTCAAAAAAAGAAGCCGCACGCTATGTGCAGCTTCGCAACATGCAGGCGGTCGGCAAGATCGAAGATTTGCAGATGCAGGTCCGATACCGTTTGGAGGTGAACGGCCTGAAGATCGCCGACTACATCGCGGACTTTGTCTACTTTGACACGACAAAAGCGCGTCCCATTGTCGAAGACGTGAAAGGCGTGCGCACTGCGGTCTACCGGATCAAGAAGAAATTGATGGAAGCGATCCATGGCATCGAAATCCTTGAAACGTAAGACCGGCATGCTCGCGCTTGCGGCGCGTGTCGTCGAGCAGCGCGGCAAGCACTACGGCGACGTGCGACAGAACCTGAGCCGCATCGCGGCGCGCTGGTCTTTGGTCGTCGGCGTGCCGGTGACGCCGGAGCAGGTGGCCGTGATGATGATCGACCTGAAGCTCGCCCGTCTGGCCGAGAGCCCGCACCATGCCGACTCGATCCTCGATGTTGCCGGGTACGCCGAGCTACTCGACCGGCTGCGCCAGGGCCGGAAATAGGGCCGTTTCTTCGCCATATTTCCGACCCACCCGCCAAAGCCGCACAGCGCACGCGCGATGATCAAAAGCGTGCGGCTTAATTTTTCAATAAAATCAACGACTTACAACCCTATTGACCCACCTCTGCCAAAATGGCACTTTCATCTCACCCCGCCACCCCGGCGGCCTATTTGATGGAGTCGATCATGATCCGTAACACCCTCGCCGACCGTTATGTCGAGCTGAAGCAGGCTGCCGAGGCGCTCGACGCCGAGCTGGCTCACGTCCGCGCCCAGATTCTGGCCCTCGGCACCGAGGTCGTGGAAGGCGATGCCGCCGTCGTCACGGTCGGCCTGTCGGAGCGCACCAGCGTCGACCGCAAGGAAGTTGCGAAGCTGCTGACCGCCGAGCAGCTCGCCAGCGTCACCCGCGTGACGCAGGTCGAAAGCCTGCGCTGGAAGGCGAAGTTGAAGGTCGCTGCCGCCGCGTAGGCACCTTGCCGTCCTACTGCGCGACAAGACGCCGGGGCTAGTCCCCGGCGTCTTTGTTTTTGAAGTCAGCATGCACGAAGGCTTGCCGCTTGCGCCCTGGCGTGGCGATCACCTGCAGCGCAATCGATCCGCTCTCGATTGCGTGGGACAGGATGTCTTCCAGCACCCGCTTCGGATGTTTGCCGGCGCGATTGCGCGCCAGTTCGCGGCGCGTCAAGCCGCGCTCGCCCGCCTTGCGCACAGCATGAACTAGATCACGCACCAGCCGCCCGAAGTCGGTATCGGCGATCTCGTC